TGTGTTTTCTTCCCAGTAAGCGCTTCTGAAAGCCATATTTGAATAGTCTTTAAACGAAGGTATTCTGTCATCGTTCTCTTCAATCAGAAAATGTACCTTTATCCATTGATCTGGCTTATTGTTGTTGTATTGCTGTTGAGTTGTCATTGAGCAGTTCTCTAAGCCAAATGTTTCTACTAATTGACCTACTGTTAGCCAGTATTCTCTATAAAAAGCGTTAGGCATCCCATCTTCTTTTCTGCCAATGAAGTATTCGCCGGCAGTATAGCTTCTTGTAGATAGCACTTTCTCAAAGTCTTCGCCAATATATGCGCATGCAGTACCAAAAGTCGCGATCTCTGTATAGCAAGTAGTTAGCATATTGTAGATATTCGCTCTCTGGAATATGCTCATGATAATATCTGAAGCCTCTTCAAGCCACATCTTGATTGGCTTATGCTCTGCTAGTTCAAGCTCTGATAATCCGAGTCTGAACCAAGGTCTTGCTGGTGATGTAAGTCCTGATAGCATACCAGAAGCCATGATATCTACTGCCATTGTCGCATGACTATCTATTAGTTTCTTATGATCTATCTTCTTTCCTTGATTCGGTGTCGTAGCGTGAAAGAAACCTTTAGTCGGATATATATAATCAGATAAGTCTTTGAAAGCTGGTGTCCAGCTTGCTCCTTCAGTCTTTAAAGACTTTCCCCTACCGGCTGTCTTAGTCTTATTAAGAGTTGTATCTGACCACTTACCCTTCTTAAATTGTCTTTTCTCAGCATCCTTATTGATTATTGCTGGCATAGTTATTCTCCGAGTTTCTTCTTCCCTGCTTGTTCTTTACCGGCCATACGAACACCTGTGCCTTGTGGGCCTGTCTTCATCGTTGATCTCATACCAAACTGTGTCATTGCTCTTGCTTTAGCTTTCCTATCTGCCTGACTTGTCTGTGAAGCTACTGCTGTCGGTGTAGGTGACGGCAATGGTGACACTGTAGGCGTTGCTGCTACTGATGGTGCTACTGTTACTGTCGGCGCTTGTGGCTTTGATCCCCAACACATAGTTTATCTCCTTTATTTAGTTGCTAACATCTTACTAAAACACTCTTGGCATAATGCTTCTTTGACTTCACGACCTGCTATGATCTGTACTTCCTTTTCTTTTTTGAATAAAGGCATTGAGCTACAATATACAAGCTCTCCCTCTTTACCACATTCAGTACACTTGCCTATTGTCGTAGGTTTCTTCTCTATTATCATATTACTTGATACTCACTCTTTGCGTATTCTTTTTGATTAGCTAATTGCGTTCTATCTGTAAACTTAGCTTTAACTGGATAAGAGAATGTCAAAGCAAGTGCATCTCCCTCTCCTGGTGAAGCTAAACCTCTCTTGCGCATCTTATCTTTGCTCTCTAATAGTATCTCATCTCTGATATTTATGCTGTACTCTGGCCCTGTCAAGTCATCAAGTAGCGTTTGTCTTGCTGGAATACAGCCACCTTCCTTTAGCCATTCTTTAGTCTTACCCCATATCTCTGCTCTTTTGTTCGCATATCCGGGTGTGCTTGACTTTGAACCGAAGTTAACTAGAATCCATTGTCTGTTCATATGCTTACCAAACGAATAAATGCCTGTCCCGTAACCTTGATCAATGAATACTGCGTCTGCTTGCTCTCTTGTTTCAAATCTTGCTATGTCATCAGCAATCATCTTGTCATCATCGTTCTTCTCATAAGTCTTTAGTATTCTGAATGTTATGCCTTGTCGCAAGCCAATGACTATCTTGTCGCCACCTGTCCAAGCTGGATCTACTCCGATAATCTTAGGCGCATAGAAGTATGTATTCAGTCCTACTTTCTTACCAAATGCTTCTTCTGCTATCGTTGTACTGATAAACTGCAAGTCGCTAGCGCTAGGAAATAACCCAAGAATATGTACTTTTACCCAGTCGCTATCTATGCCTAAGTCGTCTATCTGCTTCTGTATCTCTGACTGGTTGACTAGCTTACTCTTGCGAGTATCAATCTGCCACTTAGCCCAACGATGCTTGAATTTACCCCAGCACTGCTTGAATCTGCCTGTGTTGCGAGTCGGGTTGCCTGATACTATCCATATAATCTCTGTATCTTTATCTGTCATAGCACCTTCTGCTACTTCCCATATCTTGTCTGGAATAGCTGAAGACTCATCAAATATCAATAGCAAGCGCTTACCTCTGTTATGTAGTCCTGCGAAAGCTTCTGTCTTCTCTTCACTCCAAGGTACTTGATCAATGCGCCATGTTCTTTCGTGTTCTTTCTGTTTAGCGTAGATTGCTGTTGCTGTGAGTACGAACCAATGCTTGCATATGCATAATCTGTACCATTTTGCAAGCTCTGCCCAAGTCTTAGTCTTGAGCTGGTTCTCTGTATTGGCTGTTACAACACCTCTAGTGTCTTCGTAGGTACTCATTGCCCACAGAATTAGCCATGCTATGAGTGCTGATTTGCCCGGACCGTTGCCTGCTGCCATTGCTATGCGTATAACTTCGCTCACATCTGCTGTCCTGGCCTTAAGCTTAGCGCCTATGTCTTCTAATACCTCTGTCTGCCAGTAGTCTGGACCGTCAAAGTCTTCTAGTTCGCCTGGATCATTCCAACGAAAAGCATAATATACCCAAGCTAATGGGTCGTGAACATAGTCTTTCATGTCAGCTAATAGCACTTTCATTGGTGGCTTGAGATTCAATGGATCCTTGATATATGGTTTAAACTCTTTCATTCAGTAGGTTTCTCTTCTTGTTTGTTCTTGCGACAGTTCTTAGCGCGTTCTCTACCTCGCTTGATCTCTTCTGCTAAGTCCTCTAAGCCGTCAATATGGATCTCTTCTTTGAATAGTTTCAAGTGTGTGCCTAATAGTTTGAGTGCTGCGAGTCTATCGTGTATCTTAATCTTCTTAGCTGTGCCGATTATTTGGCGTAGCTTCCCAGTTCCGGCGTATATCTCATCTGATTCAATGCTTACTATTGCTCTTCTAAGTGGCTCTGGCATCTCATGTATTGGTTTGACATTGCCGTCTTGATCGTAGGCGTCTGAGATATCAAGAAATGCACTATTTAATAGTTCTCTCAATACCAATTTAGCGTCGAGAGATAGCTCATCAAGCTGTTTCTTTATTAATTCATTTACTCTTGCTTTAATATTAGAGTATGTAAGTAGTTTACTTCCCATAACAGTTGCACTCGCTCTACTATATTTAGAACGAATCGCTGCTTGCGTTGCATTTCTATCAATTATATATTGGTAACAAAATAATTCTTGTTGACTGGTGAGTGGTCTTAATTCTTCTGGCGTGGTTTCTGTTTCTTTAGATTTGTTTTTTTCTTCTCTCATTATTTATACTGCTTTCTGTTAAAAGAAAAAACTAGAGTGTTTCTCTCTGTTGTTTTAAGACTATCATAATCTTAAAGTTATGTCAAGAAACTAAATCCTCTTGATTGCTCTAATAGACGATAAAGTATTATTATTATTTTCTTGTTAGTTTAGTTATAGTACTTTAGACTAAAGTAGTGAAAGACTTATTGTTGCAGTTACTCTTAATGGTAGTGTGTCTATATGGGTACCCTTGAGTAGTTCGTTGCTTACAATGCTTGTAGTGGTTCTTATTTCTCTACCCCGGGAGATATTTGACTAGATCACTGATTATTGGCTCATGATTATTGCTACAATTACTATCAATCCGACTACTGCTGCGGTGTAAATCGCGCTTGTTAATAACATCTTAATATAAGGGTTTCTCATTGTTCGCTCCGGTTGGTTGTTAATAAACTGTTGGGTATAGGGCAACTTAGGTGTACTTAGGGCAACTTAGGGATGTTCAAGAGAAACCTCTCTATGTATTTTAATGGCTCTTTCTCTAAAACCATTTGTTGAGTTGTTTATTGTAACCACCTTTAACTGCCTTTTTAACAGCTTTCTTTAAAATCTCTTTGTCTATTGTTTTTTTCATTTGTTTATCCTTTCCGAGATTATTTTGGCTAGTTGACTTGTTTCTGTCATACAATCATCATCTAAACATTTATCTATAAGCTTTATTATCTCTTCCTCTGTTGGTAGATACTTATTAAACTCTTTCCAGCATTGATTATGGCCTTCATCTTTCGCAACACTACAATGATACCCACACATACAGTCTATTATTTCTTTCTTCTCTGGTCTTTTCATTATTCTCCATTCTCATCGTTATTAGTTATTCTCCTTTTATATGCAGTACCAACTTCAAAATTATCAAAATAGTCATCTCTTGATAATTCTACCCACTTATCATTGCTATCTTTTAGTTTATTAATATACAATCTACCATCATTATTAAACTTAAAATAATATTCTTCACCTGTAAACTTATTCTTTGTTTTAAACCATTCAACGCCAACAGTAAAATTAAATATCCTATCCACATTTACTAGAACTGGATATTTTTTAGTTAAATTAGGGAATGGGTGTCCAAATTTGCCATTGATTAAAGGATAATATTTATTAATGATTAACGCAACTAAAATCAATAATATTAAGATGCTAATTATTTTTTTCATCTTTCCGCCATCCTATCCTCTATCTGCTTTATCTTATCTCTATACTCGGTTCTCATTTGCTGGAGTTTATCAACAGTAAGTATTTTTAACTTTGGCATATTCATAATCTCATCTACTCTTTCACTAAATTCAAATTTTGTTGTTATATCTTCTAATTCTCTTTCATATTTTTTAAAACAAGATAACTTTCTAATTCTATTTGCTACTTGCTTTCCAAGTTCTTGAACACTTATTGTATTTTTATCTCTTTTTTCCCATAAATCTTTTAAATTTAAATGATATACCCAATTACTCATATTCTATCCTTTCATTTATTCTTCTTCCCTCTGAAAACTGTTATATACTCTCGGATAGTTGAATCACAACAATCAACCAATTTTTTTATTTCTTTAAATGATAATCCTTCTTTTGCTAATTGCCTTAATTCACTTTTTTCTTTGTTTGTCATCTACTCTTCCTTATCTTAATAGTTTCATAATTCCAATACAATTCTTGCTTATTGCCAAATTGCAATCCATAACTACAATCGCACCACCTCTTAGTTATCTTAATATTCTCTGGCACAAGGATTGGTTTTATTGAATTTCTTATATTATTAATAGTTTCCTGTGATAACTCTACTAACTTACCATCTACTTTTATTTCTATTTTCATCTTTTCCCATTCTTTCTCTCTACAAAGTATGCTGAAAAACCTTTACTTCCATCTTTAAATACGATTTGTTCTGAAGTTTCCCGTATTAATATCCACTTTTTACCATCTAGGCTAGTATATGTTTTAGGTGAACTTATATTTTCACAACCACATAATAAACAAAACAAAACTAATACAAATATTAAATTAATTTTCATCACTCCTCCTTTGTTATTTTGTATCCGGCACTAAGACCGGATTCATTAAATAGGTGTGCACCTTCAAAGAATATAGCCAATAAAACTAAGTTAATCAGTATCTTTATATATATAGACATAATCTGCTTCCGATCCTCAATATTTTATTCATTCACTTTGATTGGCACTATCCCGAGTCTTAATTCTGCGATCTGTTTGAATGCTGTCTTGCTGAGATCAATTCTCTTGTTAGCAAAGCGCTTGCTAATGCGATCTGTTACTTCCACGATCACAGACTTGCCATTGTTTTTATTGGTTATCTTGAGCTTAGTATTGAAAGGATATAGTCTTGTAGCGCAAGTTAAGGCGTTCTCATTGAAGCGCTGGCCATTAGCCATGATCCCTTTCGATGTCTTAAATGTGCCTTCCTTGTTCAAGCTGGCTTCTGAGTACCAAGATGCTTTGAGCTGTATCTCTTGCGCGTATGCGTTATTCATTACTGCTAATGCATAGCCACCTAAGATAAAAGCTAAGACCATTACTACTATAAATACCCAATATGCTGCATCCTCAATGCTAAATTCTTTTGCTGGCCATAGTGTGTTAGTTATATTTTTTATGGAGTTTTTCATGTCTTTATCCTTTCTTCTTCACCATAACCTAGATATTTTGCGAACAGTATTAACTAATGATGAAGTCATATTATCGACGCTTTTCGGTTCTTGTAGTAAACTAATAACACACTTCGGTACTTCTTGTGATTTCTTTCTAAGTTTAGGAGCGCCATGCTTGGTCTTTGACTTTAGCTTAATAAATACAGTCTTATAAAATTTACCTCCACGATAGT